CCGTGGGAGCCTTGTCGAATGCTCCCAAATACAGAATGACATCGATGGCCGGCATGGTCAAGAATCAAGCGTATTTTTCGGCGTGTCCTCGCTCTGTTTTTGTTTTGCTTTAAGTCCATTACCAGCTAGAACGCCGCCAAGTGAGCCAGTTAAGAAAATGGCTAACGTCTTAAGTAAATCTATGAAAGCTGCATCGTTAGGTGCTTGTCCACCGATTGGCTGAGTAACAAAGATAAGTGCGTAAGTGATACCTAGTGTGACTATGAGAAATACTGCCGCAAGTGTTGATCCAATGATAAGGATAAGCTGCGCATGGACGTCTTCTGGATTACGGCGTCGTGCCGGCTTCTGGATAGAATGATCCAATGATGTCTTCAGTGCAAGTTCCAGTAGCGATGCACGCTGGCTTCTGACATTCTGGTTTCTCCCAGTTTTCATAGACTTGGCACTCATATCTAACCGAATCTCCTAAATTGCAGGAAGATAAGGCTAGCAATAACAAGCCCAGCCCTATCCACCGCCACACTTATTTCTTGCCGAGTCCGTAAGCTGCATCTTTTGGATTAAGAAACTTGGCCGCCGGGGCTAATAGCCCAGCAAGAAAAGCATTGACCAAGACTTTTGGATCCGAAATGCCAGACATATATAGAGCTGCAACGGCCGAGAGTGAAGCTCTCAACCACGATGCTCCTGCTGATTTTAATTCCTTCATTTTTTCTTCTCCTTTTTCGGCTTCGCCTGTGGAAGTGGCTCGACCACTGGATATTCTCCAGCATAGGCAACAAGCTTTGGCCTAGCGAAACCAACAATCTCCTTGCCAATATAGCGACGCTTGACCATGACCATTCCGCCGTTGCGTTGATCTCCATCTCCGGAGGTGTTGCCCTCAATGCAGAGAACGCTTGTTGTGCCAACCTTGACGACGATTCCGATGTGACTGATGCGATCAATGCCATCGTGTGGAAAGTCCATGAAGCATAAATCTCCAAGCTGCGGCTTATCCTCAATCCAGCGTCCAAGCTCTTTCATCTTATGTGCGCCTATAGCCGTTGAAACCATTGATGGAATCTTGACGCCGGCGGTGTGAAAGACCCAGTTGCAGAATGATCCGCACCAGGGCAATCCATCGGCCTTTGTGAACTTGCCGTACTTTGTCAGATTATCGCCAGTCTCGACTGTGCCGACTTCAGCTAGTGCGACTTCGATGATCCGTGCAGCAGTGCCTTCCGGATAAATCTTAGTCAACTGTTCCACTATGAAAGCAGTAACTTTGCTTCATCGGCAGTTATGCCTAGTTTGGCCAATAACGCTGCTTTGTCTGCTTCCTGTGCATTTTTTAATGCTTCTGCTTCTGCAATAGCAGCATTTATGTCTGCCATTTGTGTATCCGCTAAAGCATTTTCCTCATCTGTATAAGCACGCTCAATAGTTTTGCCTGTGGTGATGTCGTAGATAGTTTCTTTTCTTGTCATTTTACGCTGCTCCGTATACGAATATGGTTCCTTTATCAAAAGAACCGCCTGATGTTTTAATGCTGATGCTAGTAATTGCTGAACTGCCCGTGTATACGCCATTTAACATATAAAAATTAGCGTTCGCAACATTTGATATGCCGACAGTAGTTTGAAATGGCTTCACGCCCGATGTATTGCAACCAAAAAGCATAATGCCAGCGTTTAATTCATCTGCTGCTGCTGGTGTTGAACCTAATTGAATTGAATCGTTTGCAGCATTGTATTTTTTGTCTATTTTTGCTGCAAGCGTTGAGGTTGTAGTAATAATGTCTTGGCCAGCTTGTTTGTAATTAGACCCAGAATCTGAATTAAGTAATACAGTTATATTTGGATTTGATGTGTTTGTTGAGCAGTCACCGATAATTACCATAATCTGATCAATGCCTGATATGCCTGAAATAGTTGTTGTTGCACCGCTTAGAGATGTTCCACCAGCATTTAACAAACTAAAAGTTTTTGCTGTTGAAGGTGAAGCAGGTGTCGCCCATTTTACCTTGTACGGGCTAACTGTTGTGTCAGCTGTTAATACTTGCGCGGTCGTGCCAATAGGCAAATTGTCGTAAGTGCCTGAACCTGTGCCAATGACAATGTCACCAGCAGCCGTGATTGTTGTTGCCATATCGTTTGTAACTGTGACTGTTCCAGATGTTCCACCGCCTGTGATACCAACGCCAGCGGTTACTCCTTCAATGTCTCCAGTTGTGCCGTTTTGCCATGCTGGAACACCAGCAACAACGGCCAAAACCTGACCATTTGTGCCAACGGGCAATCGTGTATTTGTGTTTGCTGTCGCTGATGAATAAGCAAGATCACCAAGCGTTGTGCCAGGTTGCAATGCTTTCAGTCGTGTGTCCACGCCTTGCAGCGCAACATCAAAGTCGGCTGGAAGATCCGTCACTAAATCAGTCGGCGTTGGAAGAACAAAGCCATAGTTCGTAGTTGGATTTGCCATAAGTGTTTCCTTTCGTTATGAGACTATTGTGGCATATTGCCACTCTAAAGTTGGCGACACACTATTCCATAGCTCAGTTATTGGCACGTCATTCCATCGCATGGCTTGCAGTGAATAAGCCAGTGGAGACATAAGAAGAGTGATGTCTAGCTGATTGTAGGAAGCTCGGAAAGTCCAGCCTTCGACGAAGCCTTGAAAGGTTCCAGACGACATATTTGACGGAAGGTCATTAAGAGCTATTGGCTGACCCATGAAGATGTTAATGAGAGAGTTACGATCGCCATTGTCTAGCTCTGGATTGGTCAAAGCGTAAGTGATGGAATCAAAGATTGGCTGCGGATAAGCTCGCAGTGCCAGATAGAACGCGGCCTGATCTTCGGCATCGTGCAGGTGTCGAAGCGTTGTTGTAAAGATTTGTGATAAATCGCCATAAAGTGCAATCGATGCTGCATCTGTGTCGCTTACCTGATTAGATGAGTTTTGCCCGTAGCTGATGGTGATGTCGTTTCTGACATCGCCTGCCCTTGTCTTAATGGTAATGCCTTGCCCTAGTGCGTGATTGGCAGTGAGATCCGTGTATCCGTTAGCTGCAAGGTAATTCGTTCGGTGAGTCGAATCAGCATAAGAAATAAGGCCGGAAGCGTCCTCGTATAAATAACCTAATCCGCTACTGGCGAGCGCGGCGACTAAGTCGTAAATAATGATGCGATCCGATGAGCGTTGCGCCAGCTCATAATTGCCTGGAGTGTCAATCTCACCAAGTCCATTATTTCCAGCCGTCGCCCATGTTGTCGTCGGATTATAAGTGCTCCACTGAAGCGCGGCTGGAACTTGCTGCCATTGAGCCAATAGGACTTCGCGCAAGATTGTTTCTATCTGGTCGCCGTCAAAGTCATGAGACAAGACGCCATCTGTGAGAGCCTTCTGAAGCCTTGCAAGGGCTCCTAGAGCCGTGATTGTGACTTCCTGAGTGTAAGCCGTTGAACCTACCTGAGACACGCTCACAGAAATGTCCACGATTGAGCCGCCAAAGATTGGCACATAGACGGCTGATGTGTCTTGCACTTCGATTGAGATGGTGTCGTTGATTTCGTAAGGTAATGCAGCTTGATTGAAGATAATGAGATTGACCGAGCAATAACCGGCTTGAGCCTGTTCGTAGATATTCGTGCGCCCTGACGTAATCGTCAGATTGGCCAACACCGAATCGGTAACATCAACGCCGGAAATTTTAACGCGCCAGACTGGAGCCCACTGCGTCATTAGATTGCCTGAAGTGCAGAGGCTCCGCCTGTGCCACGATAAAAGGAATCGTTAAGAGCCTTAATAATTGTGCGAGCAGTGCCTTCGGCATCGATTGCGCCATTGACTGTGAGATTGATTCGAGCAGCGTTTTGAGAATCTGTAAATCCACCACCGCCCATAGCAGCTAGTCGAGCCGCATTCTGTGAATCGGTAAAGCCTCCACCTGCTGCGACGCTAATAGCTCCTGCAACTGCTGATGCAATTCCTCCGCCGGCTCCTCTGCCTCCTCCAGTTGCTCCTCCGCCTCCGCCCATAGAAGGAACGACAATTGCTGGCACTGATGATCCACCGCCGCGAATTGCACCTGGCGCGCCTGTCGTAGCGAATGATTGTCCGCTAATTTTTGACTCTATAAGACTGCGCGTTTCAGAAGCAGACAAGCCCCACTTACTTGGATCAGTGATGACGCCTAATAAACCTAAAGTAAATGACGCAAACTTAACAACTTTATCCAAAGCTGCAATGATTGTATTGAGCCAGCCAATCATCTTTCCTAATCCTGAGCTCTGACCTGTATTGGCTTCGCTATTAAACACGCCAAACATTTTAGTCAATGAGGTTGTGAGACCTTTGACTGTTTCTCCGAAACCAAATGCAGCCGTTTCAGTGCTAGTCATTCCGTCTTTAAGTTTTCCTTTACCACTAAATCCTAAGGCAAAAGCATTAAAAGCTGGAAGGACATTCTCGTTGATGTAATCAATCAAGGACGTAATCATTGGCAATAAACCTTGACCAATAGTTTCTTTCGCTTCATCGAAACTTACTTTTAAGATTGCAATTTTGCCTTCATAAGTCTCTGCATTGGCAGCAGCAGCTCCACCGAATAAATCTGTCAATTTTTGCTGAACGTCTGTAAATGACATCGTTTTAAGCTCTGCTGCGGATAGTCCAATTCCTAATTTGCCTAGAGCTGCCGTATTGCCGTCGTAGGCTTTACCGATTGCATTGGCAACAGTCTCCAGTGGCTTTCCAGTTGCCGTAGCCACATCAAGGGCAACAGTAAGAAGATCTTGCGCCTTGCTTATGTCTCCAGTGGAGATTGCCAATCGCTGCAACGCTGGACGAAGTTTGTCGTCTGCCACACCAGTGGCCAAAGACATCTTGAGAATGGATCCTTCAGTCGCTGCAATTTGTGCATTAGTTGCACCAGTGGCATTCTCTAAAGCAAGAGCCAGTTTATTTTGTGACGCTTCATCTTCAATCGCGGCCTTGACTCCATCGATTCCGATTTTGATTGCATAAGCCCCAGCAGCAGCTCCGGCTGCGGCGAATGCCAGCCCTGCTTTTTTGCCAAAGTCGAGCATCTTTGTTGAGGAGCTATCGACGTCAGTATTGGCTGCATTGAGCGACTTCTTAAGTTGATCTACATCAGCAAGAATCGAGAGCTTGAGTGTGCGCGATTGTCCGGCCA